TTCATTATTTTTGAATCGGAAACTGTGTTAGTATTTGGTTTTTTAGTAATTAAAGGTTTTTTTACATTTCTAGATTCTCTAGCCGCAAATCTAGCGCCGTGATATCTTTGTTTACCACCAGATCTTCTATGTCTTTGTAATTTATCTTCTTCTATTCGCTCCTCTTCCTCATCAATGTAAGCACCTTCCTCAACGTCTTTGTTTAAAATGTGACCAAAATCAGATATAGGTCTGTTACCTAATTCTATACCTTCAGGTGTATCCCACCATGTTTCGTCTTCTTCATCATACATTCCCCCCACTTCAGGCTCATCTCCACCAGAAAACATGTCATACATTGGAGAGTCTTCGTCTAAATGAATTTCATATACAGTTTCTTTTTCTGAATCTTCATCTTCATACATAGACCCTGAACCACATTCTGAGCAATATTCTTCCTCTTCTAAACCAAATCTATCTTCCATAGATTCCTTAATGTAATACTCTACACCAGTTTCATTATCCTTTAAATGAATTCCACTTGAATCTTTTACTACCTCTACTTCATCATTGTCACCCATTTTGTTTTTAAACACATGAATAACTTCTTCGTCAGAGGCACCTGTTAAGTCTAAAACTTCTTCTTCGTCACCAGTAGACATATTAAAATCTGGATCAACCAAATTATCATCATCTGTTTCAGTTTCTTCACCTGCATCTAAATCTAAATCTACATCTAAATCTAAATCAACTGGTTCTTCTGAAGGGGTTGAAGGTTTTTCGTCATCAAAATCAAACTCAACTTCTTCTTCATCATCTTCTTCTTCATCGTCAAGGTCTAACTCAACTTCTTCTTCATCATCATTGGATCCTTCTAAATCAGTATCGTCTATTTCTTCTTCATCTTCCTCTTTTAAAGATGACTCAACGATACCCTCAATTTCTCTCGACAAGTGTGCCGAAAGCATTTCTTTTGTGTTGGCTTTTAAGGCATCCTCTAAGGACTTAGCTTCTAGCAAAGCCTCTTCGATGATCGATTTCTTTTTTTCAGCCATTTTACTTTTTTTTAAGTTTTTATTATTAATTATTATTAATCCGTATATTATACGTTATATTATAAATATGCTAGTTTTTTAAAAAAATTTATTTTTTTATTAATCCAATAAAAAATTATTTAAACTATCTTTTAAATTATCACTATTTTTTTTGATTTTCGATTCAGACATTTGCTGCTCCCTAGAAGGTTCTTCATTATAAATCCATGACCCTGGTGTGGATGGAGAAGTTACAATGTCCCAACATACCAATTCGTAATCATCTTGAACTACATTCTTCCCATTCTCTTTTTCTAATGAACCCACACCTCTAGATGAAACACCTATCTTTAACCCTTTCCTTAAATAATTTGCCACTCTATCACCTTCACATGAAATAATTCCTTGATTAACAAAACCAGGTGACATAATAATTTCTAATTTACCCATTAATACATTACCTTCCCACCATAGATCTACTACGTTATGAGAAATTCTACTTACGGCAACGATAGATGATTCTGGATGGTCTGCTTCACCCAGCGCTCTTTTTTCTTGAATTAATTTTAGATAATTTTCGGCTTCTCTTCTTAATATGGCTTCGGGATATACTCTTTCATTTCTATTTTGAACACCGTATTTTTGCATCACCGCGTAAACAATTAAAGGTTCTTCTATTATAGGTTGACCTTGAGTTAGTTTACTTACTTCGTTTACAAAATGTCTGTTATCTTTTGGTGAGATGTATCCTGCGTCATATTCAATTAATATTGACTTTTTATTAGGGACATTATTTTTATTTATTTCAAACTTGTTCATTTTTCCATTTCCATTTAAATCCTCCTGCGCTTTTTCTATCACCATTACAAACCATTCTTAAACCATTCCTATTTATACCTAGTTCGTCTGTGACAGATTTCATACTAACCCAAGATTTTATTATATTATTATCTCCATCCATTTGTATGATGGGTTTGTATTTTAATTCAATACAATGTTTTGATTGTTTTTTACCGTACATAGAATTTTTTTCACCCATTCTATGTTTAGACAGTCGTTTACGACCTTCTTTTGTTAATCTGCGTTTTTGTGCACCTAACCTCATTCGTTTAATAGTTTCTTCACTATAAACCCTTCCTTTTAATTTTTCTGATATTTTTTTATTAACTTCTGTACCGAAATTACCCCCGTCACCACCATTTGTTAGGTTGGTTAATTTAAACCCCCACGTTTTAAATAATGATATCCAATAACTTTCCCAAAAACCCCATTGTGAAGTTTCTACAACATCTATTATTTGTAAAATAGGTTTTTTGCCTTCATTTATTAATGATGATATCCAGTTATTTTTATATGTGTTGTTTTTTTTTGATTTTGATAGGTGTTGTGTAAACCTTTTATATGGTGTATCTGATTTACCTACATACCTAACCTCACCCGTAGTAGGATCATTTAATGTATATAAATAAGTTATATTACTAACACCCAATATTTCCATAATAATGATATAGTTTTATAATAAATATATCATTATATTAAAAAGATTATTTTTTAGACTTATGGAATTTAAATATATTATTATTCTCAAAACAATTATTTATGATGTCATAAATAATATTTTTTGTGTTTTCTATAATTATTGGTTGATTAATAGGTAAATTCTTTTTTTGGAATAGTGTTATTTCACATGACATAAAACTTCTTTTACTAATGTCGAAACCCGAACTCCTCATGTCTAAATCTACGATATACTTATCATTATAAAATAAATTTTTATCGAGATTATTATTTAAGTTTTGTTTTATTTTTTTTCTGACACCACTTAAAAAAGTATCATAGTTTTGTCCTTTATTGTCTTCATATATTTCCCCCCACGCAGTAAAGTTTAAATATAAACTTTTTGATTCTTTATTATTTACTGTCCCTATTTTAGTTTTGTAGTTGTTTAATAAATCTAATTTGATTTCTTTTCCTAATTTCATTAATTCTTTTATTCATACTATGTTATTTAAAGATTTAATAAAAAATAGTGAAAAAAAATAAAAATGTCAAATTATGTTAAAAAAAAACCCTCTATCAGAGGGTTAATTTTATTCGTTGTCAATTGTTTCTTTTAAATTATATAATTTAATAACATCATTTAAAAAATTATCTTTTTCGTATTTTGTATTTAATAATTTATCTTTTACTTTAAGTAATTTATTTTTAAGTTCTAAATCAACATTTTCAGTTAATTTTTTATCTACAGAATCAATACATTCTCTTATAACATTTTTAAAAGTTGTAAGTTTATTACTTTTATCATTTAATATTGTTTTAATTAATTTTTTATCTGATTCATTAATATCTTTATATTTTTCATTAAATTTATTTACTAATAATTTTGTTAATATACTAGGTGGTACATCTATTACATCTATTTTATCGTCATTTTTTTTTATAGATGTCATATGATTAATTAATTTATTTATAGTTTCGTTAATTTTATCTATATTAGAAGGATTTTTTTTTGTGATAGATAGATAAATAATATTTTCATAGAATTCATTATTTTCTTTAACTATTTCTTTACCTTTTAATAATTTTAACAAATCTAAATTACTTTTTTCTATTTCTTTTTTATTAATTTTCTTTAATAAATTAATGTTCTCTTTAATATATTCTTTAGCCTCTAATTTATCGTTAAATTTTTTAGATTCTAAATTTTTATAAATTAAAAATTGATTTTTTAAAGTAATATTTTCTTTTAAATTTTTTAAAAAGGTTGTAAACAATTTTTTACCGTTTTCATCTTTTTTTACTACAGATTCTAAAATAATTTTTTTGAAGGTGTCTTTTATATTTCCAAAATTTTCCATAAGTGTTTTTATTAATAAATATTGATTAAAATAAAAAAAATTAATTAATCATATCGTTAATTTGATTTGTAATCTCATTAATTTTAGAATTAAGTTTATTTGCACTCTTCTCAACATCCTCTAAATTATAGATATTTTCATTTTTTTCTAAACTTTCAGACAATCTTTTAAGATAGATTCCTTGATATTTTTTAACTTTTTCAGTATAAAGTTTTCTTTTTTCCTCTAATAATAAATTATCTTTTTTATTAATCGACTCTTCCGTTGGTGATGCACCTGCTGGTTCCGCTGCTGGTTCCGCTGCTGGTTCTGCACCTGCACCCACATCTCCACCCACATCTCCACCTGTATCTCCACCAGCACCTGCCTCAGCTTCTCCTGCACCAGATACTAATGCATCAAAATCACCATAAAGTCTATCCACTCTGTCGAATAAACCTGTCTTTTTAATAACTTCAGCAGTTTGTTCCATTTCTGCTGCAGCTGCCTTTTCTAATCTTTGTTGTTCTAAATCATTCCTAATTTCTTCTTCTGACATACCTAATATTTCTTTTTTAGCTCTAGTCATAGACATTGCACCAAATCCATTACCCGCATCTACAACACAATCTTTATATAAAGTTACTTTTAACTGTGTTTGTTCTATTTTTAACATTTCGGCTTGTGTAGATGGATTATTCAATGTTAAAGAAAAATTTTCTAATTCATCCTCTAAACCTAAAATATATAAATGTATTATCGCAATTTTATTTAATTCTTGTAACATTGATTGTTGTATCCTATTAATTGTTCTAGCAAATCTAATATCTTGTAGTGCCAAATTTTTACCATCACCATTAACTTCCTCAAAACCTAAAAAAGGTTTAGGGACTCTAAGTGCGGTAAATAATTTTTTTTGTAAATATTGTATATCTGCAATTTCAGATAAATTAGTTGCACCCGCTAAAGTATCTATTGGGCTAGGTGCATTTGGATCTCTAACTGGTATAAAGTAATCCTGATCTTGAGCCATTTGATTATATCTACTGTCTATCTGTCCAGTTTTTTGATCAATAACCGCACTTCTTTTAAAATTGTTAGCAATTTTATTAACATACGCAGGAACATCCTGCTCATCAATATTACCAACATAGATTTTAAATATTCTTCTTTCAGGTGCCCTAGTTACTCTATATATTAACATTGCATCTTCTGACAATAATAATTGTTTCCATATTCTTCTAGCCTTTTCTAACATAGAAGTCCCATAAGGTAATCTTCTGTCATCACCTAATAATCTAAAATGGGCAACTTGCCAAGCATTAAATTCGATATCTCTTTGACCCCATACAAATTTTACTGGATTATATTTATCGGTTTCTGCGTTCATAGAATTTTCACCAAAACCTTCGTTTTCTTTTCTAGCAATTTCTATATTAGGTAATTGTTTAACCCCTAAAATACCATCTTCACTATCTATATTTAAAAATAAAAAATTATCCCCATATTTACATGTATTTCTTGTCCACATCGGTAACGATGTATGAATATCTAATCTATTAAAAAATAAGTCTTCTAAAATTCTTCTAACTCTTTTACTTTCAGAAAAAATACTAATCATTTTATTTTCTGAATTTAAAGTAGTTGATTCTTCCATCATAATATCTAAAGCTGCCGATATTTCTGGGAAAAACTCCATACCCTCAAAATCAGCATATGATGCCAATCTAGTTGTTTCATAATAAACAGAGTGTTGGTATATCTCATTATCAACTTTCTGCCACATATTAGATAGATAAGCATCTTGTTGCCTTTTTAATTTCTCTACCTCATACTCCTCTTTTGATTTAGTTTTTAATAGTTCTTTATCGTTAATAGAATATCTAGACTTATTTTCTTGTTTTTTAATTTCTGGTCCAAATAAATCACTTAACTGTTGGAATATTGTTTTTCTTGCCATTATATAATTTTTTTATTACTATTATAATAAATATCTAAAAAAAATAAATGTTATTATAATCCGAATAACCAGTTATATTCACCGTTATCGTTAGTATCATTATTTTGTTTTGGATGGTATGTTGGGGTATTACTATAAAATGGATTTACATAATTAGTATTAGTTAGTGGTTTTGTCGGATTATTATTCGATACATTAACCCAACTTTCTAACATAGCCTTTGTTTGTTTCTCAACCTGTTCTAACTTTTTAAAAGATGTTTGGACCACAAAAATACACATAGCAAATGCCATAATTATATCATCGTGATATCCCTCCATATGATCGGGTCTACCATTTTTATAAACAAAAGTCCTCAATTCAGATATCATTCTTTGTGATCTTATTATGGTTTTATTTTCTCTAATATGTTCCTCTAATTCAGAAACCATATGTAGACGCGTGTTACCCACATTAAATCCAGGAATTTTATCTCCCTCTTTAAATTTTGTTTTAGAGTATTTCTCACTAAGTTTTCTACTTTTAGGATCATCATAATGTAAATACTTATAATCCATTTCCATTAGTTTTAAAACTGTTGGCACTCCCATACCACCAGTAATATCTATGATAGTATATGCGTTATACATATTACCATATTTATAAACTATCTCTGCTAACATATCGGGAGGCAATTTAAACTGAAATTCTGCAACCTGTTCTAAATTTTCAAAATCTAAAATTACTATTGTGGAACTATCTTTACCATCACCTCTACTAACATCGACACCCATTATGTATTTGTGCCCTACTTCAGGTTTTTTCCATATCCACATAGATTTTTCTACTTCCGCAGCAAATTCTGGATCCTTAACATAATTTTCTTCGTGATAAGAAATATATTCATTATCCATTACATTACCCGCTGAACCAATAAATGAAACATCAAGTTCTTGCGCGATTTTTTTTGAGTCACCCATATCTGCCGCCATTTCTTCATACCAAGGGGATAAAGGTTTCCAACCCTCTTTAATCATTACTTCGTAATACTCTATAG